CCTTGTGCAGTTTTTGACTTTGGATGCTTGGAAGCAAATGCAAATGTTTCAACTACAGCTGCACCTCTGTTTCCAGCAACATCAATGTCATATCCTGTAATCAATCCTTGAGTGTCATATACTACAACATGCAATTCATCAGTTGCAGCGGTTAGACCGATACCTTTTGCCCAATCAGAGGTTCCGGGTGCGGAATCAAACAGGTCATAGAATCTCCATCGTCTTCGTACATCAGTACCAGAAGCGATTTCTGTTTTCAATCCTCCACCATTTGGATTATCTAATTGGCGAATTGTCAAATCTCCAGGTCCTGACGTACCTGCATCAAATGCAATTGCAGTTACTTCGTATTGTTGACCTGATGTTTCTTGAAAATATACAATATCACCAACTTGATAACTTTCTGCTGTAGCAACACCAACAGATGTGGCATCCACAGCTGCTGTAGCATCAGTTGATGCAGTAATAGTGCTTTGATATGCAGAAGCGGAAGGACATACAGAAACACCAAGAGAGTTACCCCAGTTTCCTGGAAACTTTGATGCCCAAAGTCCGAAAGAACCTTGACCGGCAGACCAGTTGTTTTCGTAGTCATCATCATTGGTAATTCTTAATCCCAATTTAGCAACTACATTACCTGATCCAGCAGAAGGAGCAGACCCTAATGACAATGTTGTTCCAGTTACTGTAAATGATGTTGTAACAACATCGTTCACGGTTACATACAACAAATCAGCATCAGTTACAGATTGTGCAAGAGTAAAATCTGTAGTAGAACCATCACCGTTACCAGTTAAAAGAATTGAACCACCACCTGATACAGCGTTTCTTGCACCAGTTTCAATTCTTACCACTCTCAAGGCATTGCCATACTGTAGAAAATTGGCGGCAGTAAACCAGTTTTCAAAGTTTGTATTATTTGGTTTACCAAAAACTTGAATCAATTCCTGTTCTGAACCAATTGGAATAACTTCATTCATTGGGCCTTTTTCAAATGCACCAACTATTGCACCAATGGAAGTAGCAGAAGCAGGAACGACATTTGTCAAGTCAATCTCTTTAACGAGAACGCCAGGACTTACTTGAAATGCCATTTTTATGTCTCCTAAAAATGTTAAAAATAATCTAATTTGTTTTCAATACTATTATTTATAAAAATAGGAATTTCACCAATCAGTATCATAACTTCTTACAACAGGATTCCATTTTGTTCCATATTCATCAACAATTATTTCATTATCATAATCAGTCAGACCATCAATGATAAATCCAAATGGTGACATGTCTTGTTCCATTTGATGTTGTTGTTCTAAAAACAATCTGGCACGAATATCATCATCAGTTAATTCTTTGAAATATGTCTGTTGTACTGCCCAACCAAAAAGTACACAACACATGGCCAAATCATCTGTATGTCCTTCTTCTGCTTCATATGAACTTCCTTTTAGAATGAATGTAGAAAATTCATTAATTAGGTCATAATCCTGAACAATTAATTTATCTGATTCAATGATTTGTTTAATATTAGAACATCCTGTTGCTTTGACTGCCTTTGATGTTTTAACACCAAGTTGTGCTTTACCACCAGAGAATCCACCACCAAGAATCTGTCCCGCACGGCCACGCATGGCTGCCATCATCATGTTGTCATATTCAAGGTCAAATTGCAATGCATGAGCCACTTGGTCACCAATATCATTGACTTCAATCAGAACATATGCCTTGTTATATCCCTTTGCAACCTCATGAATTACATTTGGAAATAACATTGGTTTGATTTCATTGTTTCTATATTTTGCAGCAATCTTATAGGGAACAGTTGTTACATCAAAAACGATGAATGCAGAATAATCATTTTGTGTTCCTCTTGCCACATCTGCAACCAAGAAGTATGTTCCTTCTGGGTTTGGATTTTCATATACATCTAATCCTGCATTTGACTTGATTGGCATTTGATATGCCATGGTACGAATCTTTGTGGCATGAATTAGTGTATTTGTTGAACCGAGAAAGTTGCATTCAAATTCCCTGGAAAATTGTTCAGCACTTGTGTTTGCAATAGTTTCTTTCTTCCATTTCTCATCTCTTCCTGGTACTTCACTCCAATGTACTTCTATTGGTACATATGAATTGATTTGATTCTCTGCATCACTCCAAAGTTTATAAAACAAATTCATTCCATTGGGAGTTGAAATAATGACAACTTTGGTTGATTTACCAGAAGAGATGGTAGGATAAACAGAAGAAAAGAAGTCTTCAGCAATGTTCTGGGGTACAAAGGCAAATTCATCAAGGAAAATCATATTGTAGGAACCACCACGAACTGCCGAAGAAGAGGTTGCAGAGGCAACAATTCTTGAACCATTTTCTAGTTCAAGAGATCCTTTGTTCCAAGAAAGAACACCTTGTTGTAACCATTTGGGAAGATGTTCGTATGCAAGTTGAAGTCTTGCGAGAATGTCTCTTGCGGTGGCTGCTTTGTTTGCAAGAATTGCAACATTGATATTGTTATTGAAGAGAACATAATGTAGAATGTATGCAACCAGTGTGGTTGTCTTGCCAGATTGGCGAGGAAGTTTGCAAATAGTGAATCTATTGTTGTGAATTGTGCCGACAATATCCTTTTGAAAAGGAAAAAGTTTGAACGGCACAACACCTTCATCTAGTGAAACAATCTTAATATAGGTTTCCACAAAATACAGTGGATCTTCCATGCATCTCTGGTATTCAGAGATTGTTTCTTCTGTCCATTCTACTGCAACATTGGCACGTTTGAGAAGAGGATTTCCTAAGTATGCCGAATTATCATCAAGTTTCATAGTGATTTCTGTAAATTGCCTCTTTCTGAAAGAGGCAATTATTTATTTAGCGAGCATTACTGTAAATGAATGGTTGTTCTGCGAATGCCATAAAGATAAGTTTGTCATTAGTACCATTTTGCCAAGTACCTGCAGGGTTGCCTCTTATTTTAAATCCATTACTAAGAAAATCTACATCATCCATACCAGCTGTCCCTTCACCGTTTTCTTCAGCAGATGAAGCTGGGAACAAAATTTTATTAACAACATTATAATTGCTCCTTTGATTATCATATAGAAGCCAGTGAGAACCAGATAGATTTGAATTTTTAATAATCAAAAAAGCAGGACGGAATCCGCAATACACAAACGGCCCATCCGCTGACCCGTTGCCTGTGTAGGAACCGAACTTACTGTAGCCTTCTACAGAGTGCCAGCAGTAGGCTATATGATTTTCCCCGTTCCCACTGGTTTGTCCATCAATAGTATATGCAGCTGCGCCCACATCAGTATTCAAAGCTAATACTCCTCCTGTCTTGCTGCCTATATTAAAAGTGTTTGTTGTTAAATCAGTGCTTGGCGTTGTAATGAAAGATGTTATATTCCAACTTTTTGTTCCATCATTTAAGTTCTTAACGATGACCATGTCAGGTTTCTTGTTCAATCCATGTGGAACAGTTCCACCTGTTGATCCCGTGCCTGTATACTTAACAATACTAAACCCTGCTTTTGTATTTACACTCATTGCTGTCGGAGTTATACTAGCACCGGCAGATGTTGCTAAAGCAGAACAAGTTGTTTGAGAACCATCAACCATTGCTTCGGTTCCAGTAAATCCTCCGGATGGCGCACCTCCTGCTTTCCAGCACCAAGCTACAAAGTTTCCACCTGGCCTATTATTTATTAAACCACCTTCAGTAAAGCTGAAACCATCCGAACCAAATGTAATTGTTGCAGTATCTGCGGCATATGTATTTTCTGCTACTATGGCATTACTGTAAAGTGATTTATCACCTCCCCTTACAGCATCAATCAAAGCATGGGAGTCTCCATGTGACATTGATTTAGACCATACAAAATCTGGCTGAAATCCAACACTAGTAATGCTTTGAGTCCCACCATTCCCAGTATACAACACCGTCTTAAAGTTATCAGTATTATCTGCCTCTGCGGTATTTTCAATAAATCTTCCAGGTTGTGCAAGTAATACAGTTGTTCCTGTAATAGTTGTTCCAGAAGC